ATCTACGCGGATCCTCCATTTCGGGGATACTCATAGGTGGTGGAAGAGAAAAGTCTCGTTCCACTTTAGCAATATTCTCAAGTTTATCAGTAGAACACGTCACTGCGAGTTTAAGTATATGGTTCGCTTCTCTAAAATCGTATGGTATTAATCGATTATTACTACTGTAATAAAACTGAACACGTAAACTCGATATCGTTTTTTGTGATCCAGAATCAAAATTGTGTTCAACAGTATCGTCAACACCCGAAAAGTTAATCACATCTCCACATAGAAGTATACGTCCTGTATAAAAAGGTGTTTCGGAAAATACAGTTTTGTTAAATTCATCTGAACCACTACTCAATTTAACAATAATTGCATCAGGACCTTGTAAATTAACGCTACCAGTATAAAATTTATAAGGAGAACTAGATGTAGAGAATGCGTTAGAGGCACTTACACCCAATATATCATGTGGTGTTGTTTTACCAGTGACACCCGATTTATACCCATTTGTACCATTATAGAAATCAAAACTAAATTGACTTGGACCTTCAAACGTTATCGAATTTGTATCTTCATCATACGTATATCCAGATAACCTATTATTTGAATTTACAACGACATTTGAAGCTAGATCTGTACCATCATAGTTTCCGTTTGGTATTGTTATATCGTAGTTACTATTTGAACTGTTTATTGTGAACGTATTGTTAAGATCGTTTATAAGTAACTGACTATTATGTATACGTGCTGATATAAGTGAAATTTTACTTACATCATAAATAGGGTTTTTTAGGTAGACAACATAATCAGCTACGTTTGGGTACAAAACTGGGTCTCGTTCACCACTGTCTATATCTAAGGTATGTACCTTCATTAAAATATATGAACAATATTTTAATGAGTGTATGTCTCAATTTATATTTATTTAAGAAAGACTATGAACTAATGGGTTACTTGAAAGTTGTCTTCTAGCTGTATCCAAACTCATATTTGTAGCATTTGGATTTTCGTGACCTTTATAAGCATTGAATTTATGATAATCGTTATTTCTATATTGTTGTGTCCAAGCACCATTCGCGGCGTTTACTCTACCATCAATTCTCGTTGTATCGGAACGAACACTTGTGACCATGCCACCCTGGTTAAGTGCGTCGGCACGAACATTCATTCGTCCTGGACCCGCAGCTCTATTTGCTTTACCACGACGGTCTTCTGGTCTGAAACCGTATTTTGTAAGCTCCTCGGCTGTGTATGCGGAACCGTATGTTCTCTTTTCACCGATCTTAGTTGCTGGGGTATTCAAGTATCCACCTACAAAACTCGATATACCTGGGGCTGGTTGATTATTGTATTGATATTGTTCTATAGCACCGTCGGCTTTGTTTCGTGTTGGTTCTTGAGCACGTGTAAGTGCGGAAACGGTTCTCTTTGCAGATGCAAAGTTTAATGTATCAGTTCTCAAACCCGTTTCGGATCTATTTGTTGTTCTCTTTGTACGTTCGTGTTCCGATCTTGGCGTTCTACCAGTCATACCCTGTGCTCTACCTGCGACTGGAGGAAGACGACCATGTAAAAAGGCTGTCTTTTCTGGTCTATTGTGTGCAACTTCACCGACAATACCACGTCTACCACCCTTAGAATCAAAGGCTGGACCTGACCTACCGGGTAAAGTCGTTAAGCGATACGCACCAACATTCTCTGGGTTAACCCGAAACAATTGTTGATTACCCCCAAACGCGGGAACTTCTGGTCCAACACCCAAACCTGGTCCGACAAGTTGTTTTTCAATTGGTGAAATATTATTCATTCGCCCTGCGTCATACATACGATTTCTCATCGACAAGACTTCGCCCCCCGAAGATCGTTTTTGTGGAGCAATTTCACCGAATGACCCCATTTCTCGTTTTGAATTATACGATGGTTCGACTAATGGTGATAAAGGTCCCAAATAATCAGATTGTATAGATACATCTCTATCCGAAAATTCAGAAACGATTTCAGGTTCTTCTATTTCATTACCTTCTATTGTATATTTTTCGTCTGGTTGGCTTAATTTTCTACCGGCATAAACTAAGCCGGCTATAGCCATTATAGATATAGGATCAGCCATTCTTATTTCTTAGCGAGATTTTTATTGAGATATCTTTGCTGAAACAATCCATTTTGCATTTCAGCTCTGGTACTCGATGGTTCATAGGTTTGTGTTCTAAGTGGTAACTTACACTCAACATTTTGGAGTGGGTGAAAGTTTCTTTCGTAAGTCTTAGCTAAAACTTTATTGAAACGAGATGTACTTTGTGGTCTGAGTTGATCCGATGTATCAATAAATTCGGCTGGTGAACCTTTACCCGCCATGTATGGCGAGGTTCCATATAACATAGTGTTTGGTCTATCCGATCCATAGTTAAGGGTACTGGGCTGAGGATATACAAAAACTTCTTCGGTCGCACAAACGGCGGGAACCGCGTGATCTTGAACCATTTTCATTCCTGGTTGGAGTTGATACGCCATTTATTATTACAAAAGATTTTGTTTATGGAAATCGAGTATCTACTACTTTATTATTAAATTGTTTAAAATTACGAACTATGTCCGGCGGATAACCCCGAACCTCTGTGCATACCACTTCTCTTATCCCCATTTGGATCGAGTCCCGAAAACGCCTCAAGTTGAACACCCCTTGCGTCTGGATTACACAATCGTGGGTCTTGGCGACACGTATCATCCCTGTTACCATGGATAAATTCATAATATGGTGTACCACCGATGGAAGTATCTGGCATACTTACAAATTGTCTGGATAACCCATTTCTTTGGTATTCGGGCATAGCCGAACGCGAACGGGCTGGTCCATATTTAATATCACCTGTAAGGAGTTTGTTTACTGGTTTTTTTACGGTTGGGTAATGACACGATTGGGGTCTATCTGGTCTATCTACATAATCCGACATGAGAACATTTCCCATGGGGTTATCCTTTGTTGGCATAGAACACGCTTTATCTACATTATTGTATACGTTTGTTGGTCGTATAACACCCTCCTTCACCATATTAGATTTTTCCATTATATAAAGAACACCGAGCGCGGTTGCACCCAAAACGAATATACGTGGATCACGTCTTATAAGATAAATTATACATGTCGCATAAATAATAAAACGAGCTGATGCATTAACACGGTCTGCTGAAGTTTGTGTCTTTGACGGCCAAAATTCATGAACTTTTTCTACTCGAACCAATTGTTTTGGATCTTCAAACCAAGATGTCATTTATATATAGTGAGTTTATTTTTTCATCATACCACCCAACATACCCTGCATGGTTTTCATCAACGCGGCTTCATCGAGTTCACTTCCATCTTCACCCATTTTATCTGCACACTGTTTTGCAACTGTCTCGATCATGGAAAGTGTGTCTTCTGGGATAGAACTAATGGTTGTACCGAGCATATATAGCGTCTGAACATATTGCCAAATTGCACCCTTTGTATTCTCGGAAGCAGTCCCCCAATGTTTTTCGAGGTTTACACCTTTCATAAAATCTAAATTCTTAGATTCTTCAATGAAAAATGATTCGTCTTTGGACGAAATCTTATCGGCATACGGAGCAACACCCTGCATAAACCCGTCTACAACTAAACGTGGGTTAGAAGCTTTCATTAAATCGAAAGCCGATAAACACTTTTTCAAGCCTTTTTCTTCTGGAAATGTCTTGTGTAATTCCACAAGAAATTGACCCATCATATCATTGAATGCGGTCACGGAAGTCATATTATATTGTAAATACGTATATTATCTTTAAGTCAGAAAATTAAAATGGTTCCGTTGATATGGTCTCTTTCTTACCTAGTCCGTTAGTAACAATAAAAAATACTAAAATTGCTATAAGTGCAGCTGGTTTCGTGTACGCACTTACTGGAAGTTTACCTTCGTTGTTAATCTTTGCTTTAAAGTGTATGTATCCTGCGGTTATAAAACCGGCGATTATTCCGGCCCACGCGGGGTCTCTTAAATAGTCTTCAAACTCCATTTAATAGTACCCAACTTTTTTTGCACGGGTTTCGGATGCATCTGGAAACAGAACACCTTCATCATCTTCTGGTTGTTGCTGTTGCTGTTGTGGTTGCTGTTGCTGTTGCTGTTGTGGCTGCTTCGTATCAATAGTTCGAAATTCGTTTTCGAATGGTGAAGTTTGTTCTGGTTCCATAGATGGTTCCATAGATTGTTCCATTGGGGCTTCCATAGATTGTTCCATTGGGGCTTCCATAGATTGTTCGGCATCAAATGGCTCTTCTGACGTTTCCTCTTCATAACCATCAATGAGGTCAGGGTCTTCAGAGTCACCAACTTCGGCTTGATCGAGATCCAAATCCTGTCCCTCTTGTGTTTGAGACATATACGTTTGTAAAATCTGTTGTACGGGTATGAGTTCTTTTACGGATGTTTCGATACATACACAAAAACGCTCGTATAATTTATCGTTTCTCGCGTGTTCGTTTTGCGTTTCGTGATAAATATATGGGTCTCTATACAGATCTTTGGCTGCGTTGTTATAACACGTTTGAATGAAAACTTCATTCGTTGGAAGTTTCAATGAGATTTTCTTATTATCTTTATTCAATCGAACCGCAGATAAAATTTTAACACAACTTACAAAAACAGCAGCTAACAGGTCGTTAAACCACGCACATCTATTTGATATATTATCCGTATGTTGTTTAGACATAGCATCACTCCAATTTGGGACTTCTTTCAGAAGTTTTTGGTACATTACGAGAACCTTTCTACCTTTTGTAAGTTTATATGCTTCCTCATACATGGTTTCATACGTTTCGATCATAACTGGACACATAAGTAAACATAATTGACCTATGTATTCACGTTTTGCCTCGACGAGTATATTTAAAGGGTCACTCATATTTGTAGTATATTTACATATTTAAACTTTAAGTCTCACGCATCAATTATTTCCCCCTGTATTTATTTGCTGCTTTTTTAAGGTTTACGAGTGTGGGGAAATCCTCCGTGTCTTCTGGATGTTCGTGTTGTTCATTTTTTCGTGATTTTTTATTCGGTTTCCATGAAATACATAGTTCGTATTCGCCTATAATCTGGACTGTAAATCCACCTATTTCAAATTGTCGTTTTATATACTGTAACGCTTTTGCTCTGTTAAAATGAGGGTACCCCATAACAAAAGAAGGTATTTGACAAAATAAATATTTATGACCTAAATCTACTGACTGGCGTATCTTTTTTGAAATCTGTTCGTAAATTTTGGTATACGTTTCCTTTTTCAAATGATTTCTTTTTTCAGTTATACGTGTTATTTCATCAATACTGATCATTATAATTATTTTAGAGTTTTAAATGGTAATTTTACCGTACATGGCTTCTGGTTCAGATATAGCCTTATCTATTATTTTTGTATTTTTAACGATATCAATTTCACTCTGTCTAACTTCTGTATAATCTTCGAATTCTTTACCCTTTATAGATTTTTGATAAATACTTGGATCAGATGGTGGGTTAATACCAATGGGTTGTGTTCTCACATTTAGTACAGTTGCAATACCATCAATGATCCGTAAATCGGATGTCACTGAAAATCCGAATGCAAACCCTTTATGTTTCACACACATAAACATACATCGGTATATTTCTTGATTCGACACTTTGTTTTTATATTTCTTAATTGAAGTTGTTTCAATAATATACGTACAAAGACCTGTTTTTTTAGAAACTTCCTTATTTGTTGCGAGAACCATCTCTTGCATGAGATCATTCGATATTTCAATTTCTTCACCTGATTCTTCGTAATCTGATAAGTCAGTATCAGTACTGTTCAATAATAAAGTGTCTATTGGTTTAGTATATCCAGAGAATCCGAATTGTTCTGTAAACATTTCCGTCCTGGACATGGTCATGAGTACAATAAGTATTAATAATATCAATAATACAGTATTCATTATTTAATATTAATACTTATTTTTATTTTATTTAAAATCTTTACTCGTTTTTGTGATTAGTAAAAAGAAAAATTATATTTGAATTTCAACATCCTTCTCAAGGAGATACTTTGTATAGAATAAAAAAAAGTTTTTTTGTGTAATCACCAAATCGGGTAAAGATTTTATTTTTTTCCTGTATCTCGTGTGTATAAAAAAATATATAAAAATGTGTTTTTTTCTATAAAAAAAAGTAAACTCTAATTTAAGATATGTCCCTTCTAATTTATAGTCCACAGTGTAATCATAGTTTGGATATAATTGACTATATTAATAAACATGAACAACTCAAACAAATTGTTAAATATCATAACATTAATAAATTGGGTATACCACCCCAATATAAAAATAAAATTACACGTGTTCCAACAATGCTTACCAAAAATGGTAAGCTTTTAGTCGGTAATGAAATACGAAATTGGTTAGAATCACTTTTACCTGTAAAGGAATTAGAGACGTGTAACTTTGGTGGTTGTTCAACAACAACTTTAGAAGGAGATGGAGAAGGTTCAGGAGACTTATTTGGTTTAGATGATTATGGTAGAACTTTACAACCGGCCATGACAGCAGAACTCGAAGATAAGATTAGTCAGAGTGTATCAGATGCATATAATAAGAATATAAAGAATTAAAACTTGTATATTTTAG